GCTCATCCCACTTAATAAAAGTTTTTAGGCATGTACACGTTTACGTGTGTCTCTGGGTAATGTCTCGAGCGTCCCCCTTTCGAGGGGTAAGACTGCGCATTTGCCAATATTTCAGACAACTTACACAGTTTACGCCGATACGAGAAACTGGTATACCGCTTTCGCGGGAGTACTTCAGTCTCAACATTATCGACCCGTTAAACTAATCGTATGCTTCACTACGTGATAGCACATCGATATTAGTTTCGAGTTTTTTAATGAATCGTCCGTATTCTTGCGCTTGTTTCTTTGACCATTTGATGGATAATCCACCAAAGTCTTGGAAGTCAAGCAGTAGTTCCGGTTTATCTGGTCTCATGTTTCGTCCTCGTTCGAACACATACCACTGAGTCTCAGCATGCACTCTTGCTCTATTAAGCTCAAGGGCATACAAATAAATAGCAGGTGAAAGGAAAAGGCCAAGGGATTCTAAGAACCCGATGGACAACCCTTTAACTGCCGTGGCCTTAATAAAACCACGGTAGAACCGCTGCTCTTCTCGAGCGGCGTCGAAGGCGGCTTTTTCCACCATACCCCAAAGCGTGCTTCGCAGCGCGCTAAAGAGATGGTATCCATAGCTAAAATAGATCAATTGACTACCTCCGTAAGTGTTCCATACCTCCATGAAAGTGGACGTAAGGCGTGCGGAAAACAGGTGTCGACATGATCCAAAATAAGTCCATAAAACTAAGAAGTTTAGTTTCCCTGCAAAGGGAAACGACTCTATTAGTCTTACAACCGTATCAGAATCAGTTACTATTGATTTGTTGTAAAGTTCTGCTAGTAGTGAACCTATCATGTTTGAACGTCTGGAAACTAGTAATAAATTACCAGCTCCTATAGGCGAAAGCTCAAAACTGGGTGAAACCAGTCTTTTTGCAAACTCCATGATCTCGGAAGAGACCACGGATTTCGACATGTTAATTCCTACCCCAAGCACTTTCATAAGCTCTAAGTATCGTTCAGCAACGCCATCATGATTAATCACGATGTCATCACCTAGTAATGCATAGTTAGTGAAATTTTTCTCACCGACTTGTACTGCTGCTAGTTTAACTATCAAATGATGAGTCAACGCTAGCATAGCCCAAGAAGAGTAAGCTCCCATTGGTTGCCCAACAGAATATTCCACTGGTTTACCTTTGTAATACCAAGGATAAGAAAATAAGTCTTTCCAAGCATGTCCGTCAACGCCAAAGGCGTTTAAGACTTGAACTTGAAGATCAACAGGTAACCGATCCGTCGCGGAACTTAGATCGAAGCATGAAAAATGGTGTCCCACATTAGGCGACTCCCGAATTAATTCGAGAGGTCCGTCCTGATGAAACGTTCCATCTTGCTTGATATCCTTTAACAGTCCAAAAATGGATTTGTGTAGAGGTCTCAAGACAAGCTGAACCCACCAGTTTGCCATTGCAACGACTCGAGCCTTACCGGCTTGATCGTACACGATTGACAGTTTACCGATGGGTAACCATTTCTGTAATCCAACACTACAAATAAAGATGTAGATTGGTCCGTTTATTGCCCACAACGCTAAAAGAGAAATTATATACCCGAACGCTCGTTGAGCGAAGAGAATACTGATTACTCGATAGGCTACGCGAGGATATCTCAACAATGCAACTGCATCAATTGAGGCACCCCACGTGGCTTTTTTAGCAATGGGTCCGGCGGATTCAGAAATAAAACCTTTGATTGGACCGAAACTTAACTTGTGTTTACCTCCAAAACCTTTAACTACTTGCTCTATTTCTAGAGTACGGCTAAGCCCCGAAAACGCGTCAGTAATTGACGAAAGATCAGGTTTAACTTTCGTAGGAAAGGTTCGGAAAATGGATAAAACAGTAAGAGTACATCTGGTTGTCATTCTCATACCTTCGCTTAGACCTAGGTCTCGGCGAATGGCAGCGGGGATGATAACTGGTAGACCATACTGGTTCACTTTCACTCGCACCTTTCCAGGTGTAAATGAGGGTGTACCAGCTAAATATAGTGTAACGATTCGAAGACATTCTTTTAAATAAAGGAATGTGAAATTAAAACCGTTGGATTTTACCAACGCTTCAACTCGTTTATACAAAAGTTTATACTCTTGGCTATACTTCGTCTCTCTAGTTGCCCAGATCGCCAATTTAAGGAACTTAGGAAACTCTTTAAGAGTAATCCAAGAATTTAGATTAGCGTTTTTAGTCACAAAGTTAAAGAAGTTTTTGTTAGCTTTTTTAATTAGTGGTTAAATACATATTCTGGTCTAGTTTTAACTATCACGGGGTGCGAGCCCATGACTCGTAACAGAGTTGTGACGCTCCGTCCTAAGCCGTACAAATATGCAGATCATATTATGATCCTAGCTGTAAGGACTCATGGTTTCCCATGAGCTTGCTCGATCGCTACCGAAGTAGCAGAAGGCGCCTTTGGGGTCTAACAGCAGACACTCAACATCCAGTAACCAACTGGGGGCTGATACGTGATTCGCTT